CCGACAAAGTTACCAACAATATGAATGACGCTGCTATACAAGCTGAACTTATGAAACAGTTTCAGCAAGAAAAACAAGCAGAACAGGGTGCTCCTGCAGGGGCAAACCCAATGGATACGTCAGGAGCAGGTGGTGGAACAATAGGCGTAGGCCAAGCACCATTGCCAGAAGAACAAGGATTTAGCGGAAATGCAGGACAAGGAGCACCTCAACAAGCTCAAGGGGTTGGTCAACAACCACCCCCAATGGCATAGTTTTGAAGAGTATTTAGATACTTTAATAAATGATCAACATAGAATAATGGAACAGACAGACAATTCTATTGTAATGCATAGAGCACAAGGTGCAATATATCAATTACGTAGACTTAAACTACTTAGAGATGAGGTACTGAAAAATGTATGAAGAACAAATGAAACTATTTAATGAAGGTGGTTTAAAAGACGAAGGTGGTGAAGTAGATCCTGAGTCTGGTAATGATGTACCTATTGGTTCTACTAAAAAAGAAGTACGTGATGATATACCTGCTATGTTAAGTGAAGGTGAGTTTGTTTTTCCTGCTGATGTTGTTCGTTATATAGGTTTAGAAAATCTAATGCGTTTAAGACAAGATGCTAAAATGGGTCTTAAACAAATGGAAGCTATGGGTCAAATGGGCAACAGCGAAGAAGCTACAATGCCAGATGATTTACCTTTTGATATGGCTGATCTTGTTATAGTTGCAGGAGAAAGTGAAGAACCTAAAGAGATGGCACAAGGTGGTGTAGTTCATATGAATCCAGGAGGATATCTTCCTAAGTTTGTAGATCAAGGTGTAGAAACTGCACCAATAAACATAGAAAACTTTGATACAACTTTACCTGACCCAGACTTTTCAAATGTTAAAAAATATGTAAACAAAGAAGGTAAAGTAAGATTTATACCATTTGGTCCTGATGGTAAACCTTTGTATCCAATTCCTGTAGGTTTCTTTCCAGAAGGTGAGTTACCTGAAGACACACCGACAGAAACAGAAGAGGCTATACCAACTACAGACACAGGCGGTAGCGGTGGAAGTGGACAAGTAAGACGTTCTCCATTTCAAGAAGCAGGTAGTTGGAATATGGACACAAGCACTGAAGCAGGTATGCAGATGTGGATTGATGAAGCAAATAAAATATCTACCTTTGGTAATATGGGTACAGGTATAGTAGCAGCACTTAATCCAATGTTAGGTGCAGCCTTTGCAGGTTTTAATAAGTTGCAAAAAAATAAAGTTATATCTATGTTAGATGATAAGATAGGTAGCGCACAAAGCCAAGCTCAGATAGATTCATTAAATAAAATAAAAACTAGGTTGACAACTAAAGAAGGTAAAGGTATAATATCTCAAGCCATAAGCGGTTTCATTAAACCAATTGCAGAGGCATTAGGTATAGGTGAAAAAGAAGAAGAAGTAATTAAAAAAGTAAGTGATAGTGAATCTATAGCCGACCCTATGGTAGAAACTGAAGAAGAAACACAACAAAGATATGAAAGTACACTTGCTCAAATTCAAAGATCGGCATCTTTAGAAGATCCTTCAGTAGATAGATCAGGTGCTAAAACAGGTTTTACTCCAAGAACAGGTCTTACACCAAGAGATTATGACATAACAATGGATTCAGATTTTAGAAAATCAGTACCAGAGTATGCTTTAAAAACATTTCAAAATTTAGAAGGAATAGAAACAGTTCCACGACTAGATAGAAAAGATATAAAAACTGTTGGGGCTGTACCTAAAGCAGAAGAAGTAACAGGTGGATTAGGAAAAGTAAAAACAAGAAGAGCAGATATTGTAGATGAGACACTTACACCTGAAGTACAATCTGCTAGTGTTAGAGAAGAGGGATTGTCAACTGAAAGAGATTCACTTCCAGGTTTAACTCAAATAAAAGAAGGTATATTAAATCCTTTAGCAAATGCTTTAACTATAAATGAACGAGGCACTACAAATGCTTATGAAAGTTTGATGAATTTTATAAGTCAGTATACTAGTGATGACCCAGAGTTATCTAGTCTCATAACTCAAAAACAAAGAGCAGAAGATAGTGAAGACTTAGGATTTTCAGGAACAATTAATGCATTAGGTACAGGAAGTTTACCTACAGAAGGTGATATAGAAAGGTATCTATCTAGTGTATCTGATGATAAACCTAAAGATACAAGTGCTAAAGACAGAAAAGATAGAAGAGATTATCAAAAAAGACTTAGAGAAGCAGGTGATAAAGCTAAAAAAGATATAGATAGATACAAATCAAGTGACGCAGGTAAAAAGGCAACATCTACTGCATCAGGAAAAGCAGCTATGGATAGAACAGAAAGTGCTGTAAGAGATATGCAACGTGGTGTAACAAGAGGTTTTGCTAAAGGTGGATTAGCAAGTCGCACAAAATAATTACCCACCAATATGACTAGCTACCCATCCCCCATCCAACATGGCTACGGTGGCCCTAGAAAGAAAGAACTATAATGAATACTACTGTTGTAGAAGGAGAAGTAACTGCTCCTAAAAAGGTTGCATTTGTAGATAGAAAAAGTGCTAACTCAGAGCGTATAGAACAAGACGAGAAAGAACTAAAAGAGTTACTTGAAGAAAAAGAAAAAGCACCAGAGGTAGAGGCACAAGAGCCTGAACCTACTAATGCAGAAGAAAAAAGTTTTAAGAAACGATATGGTGATTTACGTAGACATCAACAATCAAAAGAAAAAGAATATGAAAATCGTATTAAAGCTTTAGAAGAACAGTTAGCAGAGTCTACTAGAAGTGAGATTAAGTTACCAAAATCTGATGAGGACATTGAGGCTTGGGCAAAAGAATATCCTGATGTAGCAGGTATTGTGGAAACAATTGCAATTAAAAAAGCACGTGAAGAAGCACAAGGACTTGAAGATACTAAAAAAGAGCTAAAAGAAATGAAAGCTGCGACTGCACGAGAAAAAGCAGAAGTAGAACTTATGAAAGCTCATCCTGATTTTGGTGAAATAAGAGATAGTGATGATTTCCATAACTGGGCAGAAGAACAGCCTAAGTGGGTACAAGAGGCACTATACGATAATGATACTGATGCTCGTTCTGCAAGTAGAGCAATTGATCTATATAAAGCAGATATGAATATTACTACAAAAAAACCTGTAAGTACTAAAGATGCTGCACGTTCAATAAGCAGTCGTAATAGTCGCAGTGAACCTGATGTAAACAGCAATGAAGGTACATTTACAGAGTCACAAGTTGCGAAAATGACACCGCAACAATACGAAAAAGCTTCTGACAAAATTATGGAAGCTATAAGAACTGGAAAATTTATTTATGATATGTCTGGTTCTGCACGATAATATACCATTGACAAATAAAAATAATATGGTATAACTAAGGTATAATCATTATTAGCCGCATTGTAGAGATATGCCTACCTAGTAATGTAATACACTATAAGATAGACTAAACAATACGTAAGACCTACCTGTCCAAGTATAGGCCCATAAAATTATCAGTAGGCCAACTGATAGTAATATGCACCCTAGAAAATGTACAGCCTCTATGTGATAATGTTTAGCTTACAATTAAGCCTAAACTTTATAGGAGGAACTATTATGGCTTTTCAATCAGCATCAGGTTACGGCAATTTACCTAATGGTAATTTCTCGCCAGTAATCTACTCCAAACAGGTACAACTTGCATTTCGCAAAGCTACCGTAGTAGGAGACATAACTAACTCTGATTATTTTGGGGAGATTTCTGCCCAAGGTGATACAGTGAAAATTATCAAAGAACCAGAAATTTCTGTGAGCGAGTATGCTCGTGGAACACAGGTTAATGCACAAGACCTTGACGATGAGGATTTTTCACTCGTTATTGATAAAGCAAATTATTATGCTTTTAAAATGGACGATATAGAAGAAGCACATAGTCATGTAAATTTTATGGACCTTGCAAGCAATCGTGCTGCATATCGTCTATCTGATCAGTATGACCAAGAAGTACTTGGTTATTTATCAGGGTTTAAACAGTCTGCATTACACACTGATGCTGATACAGTAAATGACCAAGTAAATGGTACAAAAGCTGTAGCAAGCGCAGGTTCAGACGAGCTTCTTACTTCAATGAAATTGAAGAAAGGTGACTTTGGTAACATTACAACAAGTTCTGCAGGAGATCATTCAATTCCTGTAGCAGCACGTCTACCAGGTGCAACTGCTTTACCAACAGCAACTGTTTCCCCTGCGATGGTTATAAATCGTATGAAACGTTTGTTGGACCAACAGCAAGTTGATTCACAAGGCAGATGGCTAGTAGTAGATCCAGTATTCATGGAAATCTTAGCAGATGAGGATTCTCGATACTTAAATGCAGATTACGGTGAATCAGGTGCTTTACGCAATGGTCTAGTGCTAAACAATATGCATGGTTTCAGAATGTATGTTTCTTCAAACCTTCCTCATGTAGGTACAGGTTCAGGAACTTCAGGTTCTGCAAACCAAAACAGTAACTTTGGCGTTATTGTTGCAGGACACGAATCTGCTGTTGCAACTGCAGAGCAGATCAATAAGACAGAAACATATCGTGACCCTGACAGCTTTGCTGACATTGTTCGTGGTATGCATCTATACGGTAGAAAGATTCTTCGTCCAGAAGCAATCACAACTGCCAAATATAACGCAGCGTAAGGGGGGATTAAACTATGGCTACTTATGACATGACCTCAAAAGCTACTGTTGGTGTAGATTCTAATAGCATCGCAGCAGCAACCTCACGCCATCAAGCAATGGGAATGTACATGCGTGAAGCACGTCTTGACATTGCTAAAATGGTTGAAGACGGATATTCCTGTGCAAATGGGGATATTTTTCAACTTCTAGAAATTCCTGCTAATACTATGGTATTGTTTGCAGGTGCTGAAGTTGAGACTGCTTTTAACGGATCATCCCCAACTGTAGATATTGATTTTGCAGAAGGTGATGATATTGTTGATGGTGGTGACGTTAGTTCTACAGGTTTTCTAGCAGGTGGAACAAATGGTCAAACTATGGTGGTAAACACTGCAGCAGCAGATACGTTTACAGCACACGTAACAACTACAGATACAATTGATGTTAAATTAATTGCTTCTTCTGCAGATGTTACATCTGGTATCTTACGTGTTATTGCATGTTGCATTGACACAGGTGTCAGAGGACGTGTAGCACCAACTGAAGTAGATCGTGATCTACTAGCATAAATAAACTAAACTGGGGGCAGGGCAACTTGCCCCTCTCAGCTTATCTAAAGGTTATTTAAATGGCAACTACGTATATTACACTTGTAAACGATACACTAAGAAGATTAAATGAAGTTACTCTGGATACTGCAGGTAGTGGATTTGATACTGTACGTAATGTGCAGGGTTTAGTTAAAGATGCTGTTAATAATAGTATAAGACTAATAATACAAGACGGTCAAGAATATCCTTTTTTAAAAACAACTAATACTCAAACATTAACAATAGCTCAAAGGACATATGACTTTCCTACAGATATGGGTACTGTTGATTGGGATTCGTTCTTTTTGAAAAAGACTAGTGGGCTAGACAACACACCAAG